AATCTCTACTCGAAAGCAACCTGTACCGGAGCAACCAAAATCATTCAAAAAAATAAAGAAACATATGATCTATAAACTGAACAATATTTCCATATCCTCTTTCGACGCAACCCCATCACCGGAAAACGGGCATCTTGCCCTATCTGGTATATTAGACCTACCAAAGCGTATTGGTGCGACAGAATACAACTGGGGAACATCTATTGAACCGTTCGTGGATGCGGAAGATATCGAACTGGATGGCAGGACGCTTACCCTTAATGTCGCAATCAGGAAGATCGACCTCGATGCATTCAAATCCGCGTGTGTTGCATGTAGGGAATTGTCTTTCGACTACGATACATTCCAGGTAATTCAGAAAGACGAAATCAAAGTTGACATTGTTGGTGATTATTGTAGAGTATCCGTTCCGTTATGGCAAAATGAGATTGTTTTGCCGGAAATCACTGTAATCCCATCCGGAACAGGCGAATACCAGATTGATAATTTTAATCTTGTGAAAGATCTCGGCATACATGTCAGCCAAAGTGGGAATCTCCTGAATATAGCCGGCCGGATCGATGTGCAAACGACAGAATTCTATGAAAGAACGAATTTTAGGGGATTACGGAAAATAGACCTGTCGTGTTCAATAGTCGGAAACAGCTTTGCGGATGTGTACGACAAGATTAACCAATTCAATTCATTGTTGATTTCCCCGGGAATTCATACGCTGAAATTACGGAATAATGAATACAACGTATATTTTAAAGACGGATTGACAGCGAATATAATAGCTGAAAATATCATTAATTTCACATTAAGGGCAACAGTAGCATGATATCAGTATATAGGAAAATATCAGGAGTTGAAACGGAAATTTGCACATTATCAGCAAAACAATCTGAACATAAAACAGCGATAAGGGGATTAAACGAAATTCAAATATCCATTACGGTTGATGTGATGCTGCCTATCCTGGAAGGGGATTATATCAAACTGAATGGCGTGAATTACACCATCAATCGTGATGTAGAATATACAATTGAATCGGATGTAAAATACAGTTATGACCTTGTATTCGAACATCCGTTTTATATCCTGCTCAATAAACTCTATTGCAGCCGGATCACCGGCCATACGAGTTTTACACTTACCGGGAAACTCCGTGATTTTGTTGAATTACTTGTCTGGTGTGTAAACATATCACCTGAAAACCCGGATGGCGTTGATACTGGTTGGACGGTTGGTGAAATTTTCAATACGGAATATAAGACTTTGACGTTCCAGGACATGTATTGCAATGAAGTCCTCAATAAACTATCGGATGAATTCCAGGTTGAATATTTCTTCAATAACAAGCAAGTCAATTTCGTTGAACGTATCGAGCGTTTAACTGATCACGTTTTTGAGCATGGAGCCGGTAAAGGCCTGTATAAGCTCACACAGCAAAACGTTGACAAGGAAGATACGGTTACCAGGTTATTAGTGAGGGGTGGCAATCAAAACGTACCGAATGGATATGCCGACGAAGAGGGTTATTTGAAATTACCTGAAAACTACCTTGAAGACTTTTCCGAGCACGCAAAAGTAGTTGAAAGGAAAAAGAAGTTCGAGGAGGAGTTTCCAAGATTCGTCGGTTCCATTGCAACAGTATCAGGTGAAAACAATAAGATCCTCACTTGCCCTCAAATTGATTTTGATATAGCGGCTATCGCCGTTGGAGATAATGTGAGGATAAATTTCCTTACCGGTGATTTGATGGGGGTATCGATGAAATTTAACTGGCAAAATTCAAACAAGCAAATTACCCTCATTGAGCAGGAAGATGAAACGGCGTTGGCGGGTGCAGATGGAACAAAACCGACAATCCCAAACACATCGAAAAAAGCGAAAGTAGGCGATGAATTCAACTTCACCGGCGTACTCATGCCTGAGTCCTATGTAACGGCTTCTATTACCCGTTTGCGTAATAAGGGGAACAAGTATCTTGGTCTGTTCTCAAAGAAAAGGGTGAAATTTACTCTCGATATCGACCATCGATATATGAGAGGCAAGCCTGAACTTATCGTCGGTGACCTGGTAGTAATTTCCATCCCGCAAAGGAATTTCAATCAAGTTATCCGGATAGCGGAACTTGGAAAAAACTTACATACCGGAGCAATATCTGCAACCGTCTCAAACTATCTTGAAGAGAACTGGGAGAAGTATGTTGAAAGCAAGGTAGAAAACGTGAGAAACGATATACTTGCAAAACAGGCGAATGTCAGAAATACGCTTGAAACGATATTCAGGGATGGAATAGTCACTGAGTCAGAACTAAAATCTATCGAAGCAATATTGACAAATCTGAGTGTAGAACGTGGGCAATTGAACGCCCAATACCTGGTTGTCCGTGGAAATGTTAATCTGATCAACAAAACACCTTTAGAAACAGCATGGTCGAACTATCAGACTGCATTTGTTGATGTTGAAACAGCAATTAACAATGCCATTACCGACAAATTGATTTCTGATGCTGAAAAAGCTAATATTGACAATAAGATTTCAGTTTACTCGACACGTACAAATGAGTTTGCAACAGCCTTAGAGAATGCAAGGGTAGCGATTGAAGATAATAAGAATCAGGGAGTACTCGATGTTGTGGACCAGAACAGACAGTATTTGCAAGATCAAATTGATGGTGTGGTCGATAACTGGTTCTATCCGTATTCACCGACTTTGGCGAATTACCCCGCTTCTGACTGGACTACAAATACCATCAAAGACAGACACGTAGGCGACACTTTTACAAATACGGCACAAGCTCCCGCAACCGATGCCGGAAAATCATGGCGTTTCGTTAAAAATGGCACAGTCTACTCATGGACACAAATTGCGGATTCCGATGCCGTCTTGGCACTTCAAAAAGCGGCACAGGCACAGAGCACAGCTGACGGAAAAAGCACCACCTATTTAATTCAGCCTTCATCTTACAAGTTTGGCGACATGTGGGTATTGGCAGCCGACCAAACCGTTAACGGAATAGCCTACAAACAAGGGGAAATCCTAACAGCCACACAGGACAGTACAACCTACAATCAGGCGCATTGGGTTAAGAAAGTGAGGTACACGGACGATTCGGCGGTGAATAATTT